AGGTTCTTCCGTGACTTCTTCGACTTGNTCTTCAGCCCCCTTAATCTGTACGGGCTGTTCTTCCTCTACCCCTATTTCGGGGAGGACTTCAGATACGTCTTCCTCTGCATCGTCCTTATCTTTAGCTTTGAACCGTCCTTGTTCGTCACGTTCTCTTTTTGGTCTTGCCTCAACCTCAGTTTCTTCCTCCACAACTTCTGTAGTGGTTTCTTCTGGCTCATCATCTCTTGATTGAATATTCTTTAGTTCTTCAGATAAAATCTCATCTAGGTTTACATCGTCGTCAGACATTGCATTGCTCCAGCTTGATCTCCTTCTAGAAAGGAGATGTTAGGGATAGGTACGCTTCACAGCGTTCCGTTAATCTTCACCAAATGTCCAAGAAATCTTGTCCGATGGCGCAGGGTCTACATTACCGTTTTTTAAATCTTCGTGGGTTTTAGCTACACATTCGCCAAGAGACTTATCTAGTTTCTCGTCTGAGTAACTCTGAAATCGTGCTGCTTCCTGTGCCTCTATTTCCCTTCCTTCATAAACTCTACTATTATTCTTTAATAGGTCTTCCCTATGTGCTTTTCTTGACATTATAGGCTGCATGTTAATAGGTGAATAATAAGGATCAATATCACCTACAACGTAGTGCATCTTGACTTTAGGCACGTAGTATTTAGCATTCCATTCTGCTATTGGGATTAACTTACCTGTTTCCTCATCTCTTTTAAACCTTCCCGCTTCCTTCTTGCCACCAAATATCCTATCGTATTCAGCATCAACATGGGATGTTTTTACCTTAGTCGGGCGGCGTTTGTCACCCTTTCCCCCTGCGCTAAGACTCACGTTTCTTCTTCTTTGGTTTGTCAAGTGCTTCTATCACTTTTTCTATTTCTCCCACCTTGGAATCAACAGATTTACTCATGGCAGCGGCAAATTTCTCTAATCCATCCACTTTTACAGGTTTTTCGCCCTCTTTTGGCGTTTTAGCACTCTGTTCTGCTATATCACGGCTTTTAACCATCTCGATAGCGGCACTACGGGTCTGATTCTTACCATCATCCTCATATTGTTTGGTAACTTGGCCTAATTGCTGTTTTAGAGCAAAAATCTGTTCATCAAAAGCAAGTTTCTGTGCTTTCTCAGCCAAGGCGTTACGGGCTTTCTCTGATTCCAACTTATCACCAAACTTCTTAACAGCATCGTCAAAAACTTGACTACTTCTTACTATCTCTGCCTTAGTTTTCTCAACCACTTCAGTTAACTGCTGTTTACTTTGTGCTTCAACCTGTTGAGCCTGTTTAATGGCATCATTGGCGAGATCTTTGGCACGTTTAATCTCTTGTATGACATTTTCCTTTAATTTGCCCTCAGTTTCAGTAACTTGCTGTTTAGCCTGTTGTTGGGCTTGCTGGACTTGTTTTTCAACCTCTTCCTGTGGAACGCCCTTAGATTGCTGCTGCGGCTCTATGTTCTCAATAGCATCCTCAACCTCTCTTCCTAGTTTAAATCGCCTCACAGCGGATAGGAGCATGGATTTAGCGGTATCTATAGTCATTACACCAGCTTCGATAGCGGGAGCAACCTCGGCAAAGAATTTAGTAATGCCGCCTAGTAATTCAGTAACATTCTTTTGATCTTCTTGCTGTTGTGCCTGAATAGTGGAATCAGTCTCAATATCAATACGATAATCCCGCATCATATCGTGTTCCATTACTTCCTTAATCTCTTCCCATGAGGGGGTTTGTAATATCTCAAGCAGTTGAGGCGGGGGTGGTTGAGGTGGTTGCCCCATTTGCTGCGCTTGCTGTTGTTGCATTTGCATCTGCATCTGCGCTTGCTGCTTTTCTTCCTTAGTGGGAAATTTCAACCCCGTCATTAAGCGTAAGGTGTCGATGTTGAATCGTTCAGCAATCAGTTCAGTAGCTATTCTAACCAAGTCTCTAGAATAACGGGCAACTTCCTTTTGATTCTTTTGTATCCTTTGTGAGGCAAAGTCAGCTTTTAGTTGCTGCGCTCCTAAAGTTTCGTTTGGGTCGGTATCTCCACGAAGAACGTCTGATATGCCTGTTATCTCATAGATGTTCTTTAATAGCGCTTGACGGTACTGATAGAGTTGTACTAGTACCTCGGCATACATATCTATAGGAAGTGTCCATATAGCCTTTTCTAGGCCACCAGCTTCCATTAATCTAACTATATTCTCGGCAGGGACGAAAGAGTTATCAAAAGAATCAAACAACTTGGGCAGTTCGGCTATGGTGGAATCATAAATTCCGCGTAAGCGCAAACCTTCCATGATTTTCTTAATACGGTTGGTACAAGCCTCTAACTCTTTAGCTAGAGTCTCGTACATGGAGTACAAAGTGCTAGGGATTAGATTGGTGCTTGATTCAATCGCGTATAATGGTCTAGGAATAGGCCAGAAATCCCTTAACTTTAATTGGTCAGGCTCTTTTGACAGAATAGCATCTTTATAGGTAGGCGAGAAAAAGATAACCTGCTTGGTTTCTTTATCCCACACTTCCCATATTAAGGCGCGTTTGAATATTAACTTATCATTGTCATCATTACCATCATCCTTGCGGTTATCGTCATCTGTGATAGTCGCATCGTAATGGATCTTATCTTCAAAGCCTGGAAACTTCTCTTTAATTTGGTCTTTGGTTAACTTATGCCTAAAGGCAACCCAAGGCACTTGAAACCAACTCTTTCCAGGGCCACGCCTGAAATCATCCCATTGCACCTGTTCAAATTTAACCTCTTCAAAGGCTAATTCCTCTTCAGGTTCATCGGGGGCATTTGTTCCTGCCTCTTCAACTTTGGACTTGGTAGCAAAAGACGGAACGTATCTAACTCTTGTTACAGCCCTTCCAGGTAAAAGAGAATCATTGACAGCCGCCATCATAGGGACATCAAAGTCTTGTGCGTCTAAGGTGTAAGTAATAGACCGTTCACAAACCTCCGCTACCGCTTTCCCTAACGGGTCTTTGTCTCTGTACCTACGTCTAATATCGGGCCGTGGGGTAGAGTTATACAGAATTGGGCGAATAGTCTCAGTATTAGCCCAGAGGATGTTAAATGTCTCTCTACGTTTAGCAGAGTCATTATTAAACCAAACATCACGCCTGTATATCTTTAATGCTTCGTGTCCATCCCTGCGCCAGCACTCTTCTGTCTCGGTGGCTTTCTTGATTTCAAGTGACCATAGTTTAACCTCACCATCTTCACCCTTTTCAATATCTTCCCGTTGTTCTATTGCGCCTTCGTCATTCATTTTATTGCTTTCCGTCTCATTCTAAGAAATTTTCCATTTATTAGCACCCACCACCTATTCTTACGGGAATATCCTGTTACTATCGCTTTTTCACCATTCTCAGTTAAAAACTCAAATCCCCTAATGTCTTCAATATAACCAATATTCTTAATTTTACCATCCCACCCAATATATAATTTCTTTACGCGCAGAGATGGAGGGGGATTGTAAAATTCTTCTACTTTTGTTTCTTCATGCGAGTGGTTCCACCACGCAGACTTAAACAACATTTTAGCCGCTTGATAATTTATCGGTGTTGTATGGCTATCTATGCCATCTAAACAACTACGCATTAGTGTGGCATCACTGTAGTTTTATCTTCTTCGTAAGAGTCTTGTTTGAGATGTTCTAATAGACTTTTCATGGTCTTATTTTGGTCATTTAGGCAACTGATTACATACTCCATGCAAGTCTCTATCGACTTAATTCTTGCTTTGAGTAGCAATACATCTGTATTCACAACCTCTTCATTCACAACCTCTTCTGTTAAATCTGTTAAATCTGTTCCGTTAGGCACAATCTAATACCTCCTCATCAACTGTTAACGTAGTGCTAACCTTGATTTGATTGATATAAGGGATTTCTTCAGGGTTATCATAAACCATCAAAGTCTCATCAATTACAATATTCATACAAGGTTGCCATCCCATAATCTCATCACCTTTAACAGCACCAAAGCGGATAAAGGTATTATCAGGAGAGAGTTGTTGGTGGTTATGCGGGTCGATAGTTACTTGATAGTAAATAATCCTCGATCCAGGTATTCCTTGTACTTTTTCATCAGTAAGGAAATGACATATAACTACACAAGGTACTTTGATTTCTTCTGTTGCATTCATTTTAAGTCTCTATAGATTACTGTTAGATTTCCTGTACTGGAATCATGTGGGTCAACTATTAAACTAGTCTCAAACCTTGTTGGAGGTGGTTCTTTCAACGTACCAGCGGCAAGTGAGGCGGGTAAGGTAAATACTACGTCTGTCCCATCCTCAATATTAACAGCATGGGCCGATAGCACTGTATTAACATACCAGCCAGCCAATAAAACAGGAGCAGTAGTAACTGTTGTTATATTATTAGATAAGTCAACAATGGCATGTTTATACTCAGCCGCCACATTCAATACCCATTTCTGTTTCTAATTGTACGTCTGTTTGCTTTGCCATTAATATTCTATTCCTGCTCTACGTTTTCTTACCATTTCTCTCATTTCATCAAAACTGCCTTGTACGGGGAACCTGATAGGTACATTCTTTTCTTTTGGTTTATCTTCTTGCCATACTACGCCTAAGTATCTAAAAGCATCTGCTGTATGGATTGTCCAGTCAGCCCTAGCCTTATCCCTAAAACACTTCTTATCATCGTCCCACTCCCTTTGGTGTTGTCTTAGGCATTCAATGCCGTTGTGTAGGTCATCTTGGCTTTCAATAGACTTGCTAAAGTAAACTCTAGGAAACATCTGTCTAACTGCCTTCCTGCCATCTTCAATAGATAGGTTAGGGACTATCCTTACCTTGTTCCAACCAAAGACAGCGGCAAACTGCTCTTCAGTGGACTTATTCATAGCCGCTAATGTCTTGTGTTTAGCATCATGCGGTAGATGTATAGCCTTGTAATGGTATTCCTTACGGTGTTCTAGTCCTGCTATCGACTTGCCTTTCCTTACAACTAACTTATTATGTATATTGTCCAGCTCTACTGTTCTGCCTAATAATTGGCTGCAATAAAATGCTACGTCTTTGAAGTTGCTTGCATGGTGTTCTAATACCCTAATTTCACCGCCTATTACTTGATAGATCCAAATAGCAGTATCATCAGTCCGGCCTATGTCAAATACTGCTTCTACTGGATAGTCATCATTATAAGGAACATCACATATCCTTCCCCATTGATCTATGTGCCTAAATTCAGCTCCATAATAGGCTCCTAAAATGGCAGCATCAAAGGAACAGTAGTATTCTTGCTCAAACAGTGCTACGCCAACATCTTCGCCATAAGTGCTAATGTATTCTTTGCGTTCAATGTCTAATTGTTCAGGTGATAACGCTTTAGTATTATCAACTGTTAATAATTCAGCAAAGGCGTTTGGATCATCTTGTGCGGCTCTGAATGTATTATGAGCGTGATTCTT